GTATACGCAGTGCTTTGAAGACTCGCTACAAGTAACTGATTTATACGACGTAGATTGCCCTGCCTGGTACAATGGCGGGTGCTATGTGTACGAGTTCTACAGCAACGGTATTGATCCAGTTATAATCGTTGTTGATTCGGAACTTGAGTACTACTCCTGTCCTGACTGCGAAGTATGGGCACACGCATTTATAACAGATGGATGCCAAGGCGAAATGCTTTGGGGTACAACAGGCTCTTGCCCGACTAGCCCTTTGGTTTATGTCATTGGAGACAGTTCACCAAGTCAAGATTGGACGCTCGGTATTCAGTTGCCTGAAGGAATCTTCTACTTCCATATTGGAAACGTAGGGGCGGGAGTAGTTCAACACGAAGTACTAGGTTGTTATGACCTTATGATAGGGACGTTTGGATTATTAGACTTAGGAATTTATAGGTACAACCCATTGGTTTCTAATAGAAATGAGTATCTTTACAATGTATTAGGACAAAGAATAAACAGATGAAAGAACTAAAAAAATCACAAGACGCTATCTACCCAGCTACAGATGTGGTAGTAAATCAAGACCCACAAAGGGTTATTATAACTGTAACGAAACACCTTCACCGAGGGGAAACAATAATTCACAAGACTAACTTCACCCTAGAAGAGTTTGAAGAGATAGCAAGAGGAGTAATAGAAGGCCTAGAGGCTAAGAGAGCATCAGAAGAGAAGCTAGAGAAGCTGAAGATAGAAACAAATGCAGACTATAAGGTGTATAACAGAACCTTCAACGAAGAGATGGATAAGAAGATACAGGTAGTAGGTCTTCCTTATATCCCTTATGAGCAATTAGTAGTGTCTGGAATAGGAACAAAGGGCTGGTTCTTGGGTTACTATGATGATGAGTACATGAGAGTAGAAACAACAGCAGGAGTAGTCTTCTTTGATATAGAAGACACTACAGTTCTATCAGTAAGAAAGAGCGGTAAGAACTACAACGCTCCATGTAAAGTAAGTGAGAAGACATTTGACGAAATAAGATAAACCAAAACTACCTACCAACTAAGACTTTAGTTAACAAATTTAATACTGATTCAAAATCAACATGGACGGCAGGGTAAACAATAGAGGCACGAAAGGCAATAAAGGAGGCAGACCTCCTAAAGCAGATGAGCAAGAAATCATTGATAGGCTAAGTCCATTAGAAGATGAGTTCATAGGAGCAATGCAGAGAGGCTTAGAACAGACCCAAGGGTGGGCTGTTAAGATATTTGCAGAGTATTACTGGGGTAAGCCTAAAGAAAGGTTAGAAGTAACCTCAGAGGAAGGGGTTAAAAACATTACCTTCACAGTAGTTAAAACAAACAAAGATGAAGTACAGGATTAAACAAACGAGTAAGAATTGCTTCCTAGTTCAAGGCAGCTTAGAAGACTTTGGTAACAACCCCGTGTCTTGGTGGTTTGCAATAGACATAGATGGAGAAGCCTTTCAACCTTATAGAGACAAGTATTACTTTGAGAATAGGAGTAACTATAACTTTGACTTATATAGACACAACCGTTTAGAAGCTACCTTCATTAGCCTAGCCTCTGCCAAAGCATTTGTTAAGGAGTGTAAGATAACCTATCCTAAATATCATAAGGCGTAAGTGAACGTTAAGACGACTGACATATTCCTACAGAACTTAGAGGCTACTGAAGACATAGTAATTAATCAAGGTGGTTCAAGGAGTAGTAAAACCTATTCATTAGTTCAGATGATAGCCTTGTCCTATTGCTTTGAGCACACGGGTAAGGTTATTTCTATTGTCAGAAAGACCCTACCTTCATTGAAGCAAACAGTCATAAGAGACTTCTTAGAGATACTCAACGCTCATGGCTTATATGACCAGAGGAAACATAACAAGTCAGATAGTACTTACACCCTCAATGGTAATCTAATTGAGTTCCTTTCGTTAGACCAACCTCAAAAGAAAAGAGGAGCAAAGAGAGACCTGCTTTATATCAATGAGGCGAATGAACTAAACTGGGACGACTTCTACCAGTTGTACATGAGAACCACAGGACAGATATACATTGACTTCAACCCATCGGAGGAGTTCTGGATTCATACTAAGGTTCACAAGCTAAAGGGTAAGACTACGCGCTGGATAAGGTCTACCTATAAAGACAACCCATTCTTAGAGCAATCCATTGTAGATGCTATTGTATCTCTCAGAGACATAGACGAGCAGCTATGGAGGGTATACGGTTTAGGAGAGTTAGGAGTCCCTAAAGAGGTGGTGTTCCCTAGATGGTCAGAGGCAGAGATTCCAGAGGATGCAGAGTACTTAGGTTATGGTATGGACTTTGGTTACTCCAATGACCCTAGCACAGTGATAGACCTATACCTTTTAGATGGGTGTATCTACTTAGATGAGATAATCTACAGAACAGGGTTAACCAATCCAGAACTATACAACCTCCTCAAAGAAACACACCTACTAAGTAACGGAGTTGCAGATAGTGCAGAGCCTAAGAGTATAAAGGAACTAACGAATAGAGGTCTAAGAGTAGTTAAGTGTGATAAGGGTAAGGACTCAATCGCTTACGGTATAGAGACTATCAAGAGACACAAGATATTCATCACTCCTAGAAGTGTTAACCTAATCAAAGAGGCAAAGAACTATAAGTACAAGGTAGACAGGAACGGAGATATAACTAATGTACCTATAGACGCTTTTAACCATGCTTGGGACGCAGTGAGATATGTAGCAACCAAGAGAATAAGCAGACCTAACTACGGACAATACGGAATAAGATGAAGATAATACTACCAGCAGACTTTCAGGATATAAGCCTAGACCAGTACCAGCAATGGCATAAAGGACTAGATAAGTTTAAGGGTATAGCATTGTTCACAGATGTAGACCTAAGGAAGGCATCAGTGACAGCTATAGACAAAGCTCATGAACATCTATCTGAGTTAATGCAAGATGAAGACCCTCGTTTCTTTAAAGTTGTAAAGCATAAAGACATTGACTACGGCTTCATAAATGACTGGGATAAGTTAACGGGTGGAGAGTGGATAGACATAGAGAACTATTCCAAGGACTTAGTATCTAACGCTCATAAGATAATGTCAATCCTTTACAGACCCATAGAGCGACTTTATTTAGATAAGTATAGTATAGTGCCATACGAAGGTACGAACGATGATTTAAAGGATGTTCCTGCAAGTTGGTTCTTAGGGGCTATGGTTTTTTTTTGCGAGAGCGAGACGGAATATTTGAACAATATTCAGCAGTCTTTAATGGAAATAGCACAGCAGATGATTTCACCGAAAGATGGGGCTGGTACAGTTTGATTCTTACATTGGCTGGAGAGGACATTCTAAAGATGAATGATATAACGAAACTACCTATCAAGCAAATCTTCACTCACTTAGCCTACTCAATGGATAAGAAAGGAACTGAGCAGTCGGACTTGTAGAATCAAATAAATAGTTTACCTTTACAAAAAACAACGCTATGAAACCAATGCTAGAATGGTACGAAGAACTTAACCAGCCCTATCGGATACTGGCAATCCACAACTATGATAAACACTTTAGTTATTGCAATGAGGCAGGCAGTCTAGCCGAGGCTTTATCGGGAGGATTTTGCTGGACGGATAGCCCAGAGAGGTTTGAATATTGGAACAACCTCCATGATGAGTTAAAGAGTAAACCAGAACCAACCCTAGAACAATCCCTGTCTGACCTAACAAAGACATTAGAGGAAATGAAAGAAGCAATTAAACAGGTACGTAAAGCAATTAGAAATGAAAGTATTTAAAGAGAAGTCAGAGAAATGGAATTTCCCTTGTTATGGGAAGAGCAGAAAAGGCACGGTAGTCTTTTTCAAAGAGGACAAGATAGGCACGTGTGTAAAAGAAAGTGAAAGAACCCCAGTAGGAGAATCTTCCAACGATTGGTGTATGGACTACTTCAACCCCATCCCTAACCCATTTGAAGAAGAGGAAGAGAAGTTCGAGCCAATCACAATAGTTCTGGAGACTAAGGAAGAAGCGGTTAATATGCTTTGGTTAATGGGTCGGAGCGGCTCTGACGAAGCCCTTGATAACTGGAAGAAATTCAAAGCAGCAATACAAAGTTGATACGTGGCATATCAATTGAATCGCCTCACTCTTGTAGTGGGGCTTTTCTTTTTACAATAATGTGAATAAAATTTGCAGATGTAAAAAAAGGGTCTATCTTTGTATCAACAAACAAAGCAAAACACAACACGATGAGCACACTAACCCAAAAAGAAAGAAAGCTACAAGTAGCATCTTCAAACCGCCTTCAAATCATAAACGCTATCAAAGGTGTGATTTCAGAATCAAAAACAAGAATGACTTTGAAGCAAGGTATGGCTGCTTTTCTAGGTGTTCAATGTAAAAACCCTGAAAACTTCACAATGTTTTTCGCAACAGGAATACAAAAAGTGAGACTAGTAAACGCTAAAAACTACGCACAACCACAAACAATTGACATTTTTGTAGACGAGTCAAAACTATCCGCTTCTGATTGGTTGGCTCAAAAGAACTTGCAGAATGCAATGTCTAACCTTCCATCTTCAATGAGATAACCATGAACACACTAAGAAAAGAAAGCCTATCCAAAGGGAAATGGCTAATATCAGCAGAGGTTAACGGGGTTGAGCGTTCCACAGTCACAAACAATTCAATGGCAATCGACGCTGCCTTTGGAGATTTCGAGGAAGGCTACTACACTACCCAAGAAGAATCCAGACAGGAATTGATTAACGAAATAACCCAACGCCCTTCGGGGCTTTAATTTACACCCCATGACAAATTTCGACAACACATTGCAAGACATCCAATCACAAGTAAAGAACGGTGTTAATTCTTCAGACATCAAGACAGGATTGAAGACTAAAATAATGAGCGATTTGATGATTCGTTTAGCTTTAAAATAACCCCACCCCATGAAAACAATACTAGAATGGTACGAAGAACTTAACCAGCCCTATCGGATACTGGCAATCCACAACTATGATAAACACTTTAGTTATTGCAATGAGGCAGGCAGTCTAGCCGAGGCTTTATCGGGAGGATTTAGCTGGACGGATAGCCCAGAGAGGTTTGAATATTGGAATAACCTTTACGATGAGTTGTCGAAGCCAACACCCAACCCCATGACACCACTAGAAGAAACAATACTAGCCAAGGCGCGAGAAGTAGTAATGCTTCCGCACATTGTTGGCGAATTGATGAGTAAAAACAGCACGGGAAAAGTAGAAATACCTTTTCAGACTGAAGATTGTGACCCGCTAGAATACCCCGTCTCTGATTACGTTATTTTCGACGTTGACCAAATGAAGTTCACGCATATTAAATACTTTTTATGTTCTGAAGAAACGGGAGAAGTAGAAGAAATCACCTTCGAAATTCCTGAGATGGTTGAAGAACCGCCTCAGCAACTATCACACATCGACGAACTAATCGAAAAATGGGAGTGCGAAGTTGTTTCGTACAGACAAGCCTCGCGTTCCGAACGTTTAACCGCCGAAGTGCGAAGTGAATCAGCCACATTAAGAACACTATGCTCGATATTTGTACGAGATTTAAACCAACTGAAAGGATGAAAACACCAACCTTTGGCGACACTCCACTACCCAAGAAGAATCCAGACAGGAATTGATTAACGAAATAACCCAACGCCCTTCGGGGCTTTAATTTTGCCGTTTATTACGTATCTTTCGTCTACCTAGTAGAGACATAGATATGATTAGCTTTAATAATATAGTTGACACATTCCAGACCTTTGTAGACAACCACTTCTTCCTAAAGACATTTGGGTATGGCAGTCAAGAGGATGTAGACCAAGAGAAGAACACAGACTTCCCACTGCTCCACTTAGTATACACTCAAGGGAGTTACCAAGATGGGTTTAAGAACTACTCTCTAGATATTTATATCCTAGACCTTCCAAATGATAAGGAGGATAAGGTATCATTCCAGAAGGAAGCAATCTCAGACAGTGAGAAATGTGCTGAGGATATAATCAATGATATTACAAACGGGTTTAATATCTTCACTTGGGCAGCAGGTACAACTGTTCAATCTGCTTCAATCACACCATTAGAGGAAGTGACTAAGAACACCCTAGCTGGAGTATTGCTGAGCATCAGTATAAACGTTCCTTACACTTATGATGCCTGTGAGTTACCTCTTATTCCTGTTACTCCATCAACTCCTAGTGACTGCTTACCAGCAACCTATGTAAACGGGGATAGTTCATTCACAATAGAGATAGTTTCTGGTGCTACTTACACTGCTCCCAATATTACAGTTACCCAAGCAGACGGTACAACGAGTTCTATAGTTCCTAACGTAAACTTCACTTGTGCTTTTCCAGTATTAGAGGTTTTAAATAGTGACGGCACTAAATTGCAGGACGTAACCTCGTACCCAGCAGGCGGGGAAATAGATATTGCTGACACTCCTATAACAAATTCGGACGGTTCGTTCAATGCTGACGCTCCTAGTGGT